TGAAACACCCATCGTTGTGGACGCCGATTGCCGACATCGAGATGGAACCGTGGCTCGGGCGCACCGACTACATTTTCATCCTCGACTTCAACGACCTGCGCACGAGTGCCAACTTCGCGGGCGACATCGTTTCCCCGGTGAACGTGAGCCAGATCTCATTCGACACCGTCGAGATCACCAGCGGCCTCGGGCACGACTCCGACATCATTGAGATGGTGCAGCACTCCCCGAGCGAGATCCGCCTCGAGATCGGTTACTCCCAACCAGGCGTCAAGCTGACCGTGGGCGACCAACTGCAGTACACATACCTTTGCCTGAATCCGGCCGGTGGTGTCGACCAAGATGGCATGCCCCTGACGCTCACCTACGAGGGCCTCGCTGTCGTTAAGTCTTGGTCGGGCTTCGGCACTGGCCAGATCACGATCATCGCAGACGGCGTTATGCCGGGCGTCTTCTATCGCTGCGATGCGCTCTACACGCGCTTCCTGCAGGCCGTGTCGCCGACCGCGGTGATGGACACCGACAAATACTTCTATGACATGACGTACAGCGGCAACCGCACCCACATCGGTCTGCGCAACTACGTGCAGCCGGAACACTCGCTAATGATGACGTCGGGCTTCGACGACAACTATCCGCAGACCCCCGAGCGGCAGATCGAGATGGTCTACAAGCTCGGCTATCGGGGTTTCTGGAACGTGTACATCGGCATGTCCCACTACTTTTCTGCCCACACCGGCTGGCGTGATGCGAACACTGGCGAGTTCATCGTCATGGAACCGCTGCAGACCATGGCCACGGTTTACTGTGGTGACGAGCAGGCGGCGGCGCACTACAACGTGGGCGTTCGCACCCAGCGCGGTGTGGATCACTACGTCAACGAGGTGTCGCTGGGCTACGGGATCCCCAAAGGCTTGGTCCGGACCATCAACGGATCGGTCGGCGGTACATCGACTGAGCGCATGTCATCGCAAGACCCGACGAAGCTGGACTTCAACATCGGCGGCGGTTTGTGGTGGTGGGACCTCGAGGCCAACGTGCCAGGCCCTGCCCTGCGATGGGCGATTGCCGCCGTCGGCCGCCGCACCAAACCCGGCGTCGTTATTTGGGCCATCGGTGAGCAGGACGCGGGCGCCATGTTCTACTTCCCGAACCGTGTACCGGCGCCGTCGTATGCCCGCACTGCCGAGGCAACGCGCCGAATCTTCAACTACATGCGCGCGATTTGGGGTGCCAACCTGCTGATCGAGGTGCAGGAATCGGGCTGGTCGTGGGACGAGCAATCCGGCACCACCCCGGTGAGCAGCGCGATCTACACGCAAGCGGCTGTCAGCGACTGGGGCGATGTGCGCTTCGCGTGGCTGTCGTATCAGCGCAACCCGGCCGAGCTGACCTACGCGGTCGAGATCCTGTCCTTCACGTCCGACGCAGTCGTGCGCACCATCAACGTGGCCGGAACCCGGCTTATCGGTGGGATCATCTGCGCGGATTACCCTGTCGAGCAGTCCGTGCCGGACTTCGGTTTCCCGCCGACCTTCCTTCGCTGGCGGGTCCGGACCATCGAGACCGGTGTGGTCACGGCCGTGATCGCGCAAGACCTGCCCGTGGACAACGCCTGGTTCGTGAAGCGGATCGTCATGTTCGCCGGCCAGTCCAACGCCACCGGCCACTTCACCAACTTGTCGGGCACTGACGCTCGCAAGGATCTGGTATCGGCCGGCGAGCTGCGCCGCAACATCGCAACGCGCCTTGGCATCAGCCCGATCGAGGTGATGCCGATCAACGTCTCGCTGGGTTCGTCTGCAGCGGACAAACTGTCGGCCGAGGGCGGCGGTGATAACTACTGGTGGGATCTCGACGGCAACGCCCCGGGTCCACGGATGAACGACCTGATGGCCCGCATGCTGCCGCTTGGCGCGAAGCCGACCGACATGGTCTGGTCGCAGGGCGAAGCCGACGCCACCGCAACGCAGGTTGGATCGGGGCTCACCACATCGCCAGCCCGTTACAAGGCAGCGACCAAGGCGATCTTCAACTACATCCGCACGCAACTCGCCGTGCCGGCCATGCCGATCTACGTGCAACAGATCACCCGATCCTACTGGGGCCTACGCGATCCGCTTGGGTTCGGTTACTGGCAAGTCCGCGAGACCATGCAGCAGGTGGTTGTCGAAGACGCGAACACTCGGTTTGGCTCGTGGGTCATCGGCGCCGAAACGATTGACGGCTACACGCCCGAGGCCACCAACATCGGCCGCATCCACTACACCAGCCCGGTCTATCACCGCGCAGCTCAAGACTTGGCCGAATCCATCGCCAACGTGTACGACCGCATCGGCGAGAAACCGGGTTGGATGCAGCTCGTGCCGATCACCGGGGCAACCGCCGTGCGCTCGGCCGGCAACCAGGACGTCACGTTCTCGTGGAATGCACCTGCAGCACCGGGGATCAACACCGACCTGTTCAACATCAACGTCGTCGACTCGGCGATCATCGCGCACACCACCGTGGCCGGCACAAGCTACCTGTTCACCGAGGCTGCGCAGACCGCGACCTACGGCTTCCCGGCGAACGCGGTTTACTACAACGTCGCTCCGATGCTGAGCAATGGCCATGTCGGCCCGGCAATCGAAGTCGTGATCACCGTGCCGTATTGGGACGCGCCGCCTGCGCCGACCAACCTGGTCGCCACTCGCCAGCTCAACAACGACATCCTGTTCACATGGGACCTCGTGGCCGGCCACGTCTACCACTTCACGAACTACAACGTCAGCACAGGGGTTCCGATTCTCGAGGGCGACATCACCGTGGCGTCGTACACCTTCACGCTGGCCGACCAGGTCGCGACCTACGGCTTCGGTGTCAGCTACGTTAACTTCAAGGTTCAGGTCAACACATCCGGTACACTCGGCCCGGCCTCCTCCTTCAACGGTTCGATTTGATATGGATTACCCCTTTGACCCACTGCTATTGCCGACGCCAGGAATGGTTGAGTCGCCAATGCCCCGCTACTGGCGCCAGCGAAGCGATGTCCGCAACGCCCAGGCGCAGGTAGTGGCAGAGCAGCCGAACACCGTCATGGGGGCACTGTCGGCGCACTACGGCCTCGGCTCCTACCGTCATGACGTCGGGATCGGTTGGCGGTTCCTGCAGCTACCCCACATCCAGTTAATGGCCCGGGAGGAAGCCGCGATTCTTATCGCCAATCGCCCGACGTGGGAGAACCGCCTGCAGCTCGAGGCGAACAACCCGGGTCGTTATTCCTTGGCCGCTGAGACGTGGTCCGCCAACCCCGACGAGCCAGTTAACCGGGCGACCATGGATTGGTTCCGCGCCTTGTTCATTCAGATGAAACGGTACGGCTACAGCTACATCAATTCGGTTGCCTACGAGATCCTTAACTTTTTCATGCACGAGGATTGGAAGCAGCGGGATTACCTCGGGGCCCCGGCGCTGTCTGGCTGGAAACCGCCCTCCTCGTTCATTCAGCCGACCAACCAGGAAGCGCTCGATTTCATGGCGGCGGTGCAGATCCAGATCATCACGGCTTGCAAAGAGGCCGACGTGCCGGTGAAGTTCCAGATCGGTGAACCGTGGTGGTGGGATGGGACCTACACAAACGGCGCCCCGTGTATCTATGACCCGGCGTCGGTGGCCATGTTCGAAGCTGAGACCGGTCTGCCGGTGCCGACGCCATGGATCAAGAACGTCTACGAGGCACTCGCCCCGAACCAGATCCCGTACATGGAATGGTTGCGCGACAAGCTGGGCGGCTCGACGAACTACATCCGTGACCGGGTTAAGGACCGCTTCCCCGACGTCGAGGCCACGCTGCTGTTCTTCACCCCGCAGATCTTTTCGTTCGCGTCGGAGCTGACCCGCCTGGTGAACTTCCCGATTGAATATTGGAAGGCACCGAACTACGACTTCGTGCAGATCGAGGACTACGACTGGATCATTGACGGCAACCTTGACCTGGTCCCGAAGACCTTCGATGCGGCCACGGACACCCTCGGTTACCCGCGCTCGGTGGTTCACTACTTCACCGGGTTTATCCAGCTTGCGCAGGACTATCACATTTGGGCCTGGATCGACAAAGCGATTCAAATGGCTAAAGAGGTCAACATGCCCTACATCTACGTTTGGTCGTACACCCAAGTTATGCGCGACAGCGTCCTCTATAACGACCTGCCCCCGGCGCCGCTCAACGTGCCAATTTGGGATGTCCCGCCGAACTGGTCGTCGACCTACAAGGTGAGCCGCGAATACAAAACCGACATCCTCACCAGCCGGGGCGGCAAAGAGCAACGCCGTGCCATGCGCGAAACGCCACGCAAGTCTCTCGAGTTCACGAGCCTGCTGAAATTCGGGGAGATGCGCCGCTTTCAATCGTTCCTTGGCCAGCGCCAGGGCTTCCCGTTCTATCTGCCCGAGGTAACTGCCAAGACCCGCACCGCCGAGACCATCGCGGCAAACGGTTTGTCGGTCCTGCTCGAGCGCAAACCGGGTTGGCTGCAGCTCGGCACCGTGGTGATCCTGTCTGACGGTGATCGCATGGATGCCCGCGTCATCAGCTTGATCAACGGCAACCGGGTCGACTTCCTTGCGGGCGGCGGCACTGGCGTGACTGGCGCTTGGCCGAAGGGCACGAAGGTGTATTACGCGGTCTACGGCATGCTCAACGCCAACATGAGCGCACGGGTCCACACCAGCGCCGTCACCGAAGTGCAGATCACGTTCAACGTAATGCCGGGCAGCGAGCCGCCGTCGTGGCGTGCAACGGTTCCCGCGTCGACGTTTGCCGGCCGTGAGATCTTCACGATGAAACCGAACTGGGCGACACCGCTGAGCATTAACTTCGCCACAAACAACGACGTGGTGGACAACGGCGTCGGCCAGATCAGCGTGTTTCAGCCGGTGCAGTTCAACGACCGCGTCACCCGCATGACCTTCTTGAACAAGACCATCGAGCAATACGAGCTGGTGCAATCGTTCTACGAGCGAATGAAAGGCCAGCAGGGTGTGTTCTGGTGCCCGACTTGGCTGGATGACTTCGAACTGGATGCGCGCACGGCGCCAGGCTCTATCGTCTACGTCAAAGGGACCGACGCGGTGGACTTCATGGCCGCCGATTCCGTTTACCGAAACATCGCAATCCTGACGACCGACAACACCCTCAACTGCTATAACGTCACCAGCATCGGCAAGGTTAACGGCGAGAACGTCAGCGCCTTGGCGATCAGCCCACCACTCACTGCTGCAGTCCGTGCGAAAATCAAAAAGATCTCGTGGCTCGTTCTGTGCCGATTGGCCACGGACACGTTGACCACGTCCTTCGTAACCGACGAGGTCGCGACCTTCGAGCTGTCGATGCAGACCCTTCAATACGAGGAACTTTAAAATGGCATTCGAGCAGAACGCTAACCCGCTGCCCACCAACACCTTCCCCGCCATCGAGGAAAGTCGGCACAGCGGCATGCCAATCGAGCTTTACCAGTTCACGTTCGGCCCGCTGCCCGAGGACACGTATTGCTACACCAACGCCGAGAAGGACATCGACTTTGGCCAGCGCCTGTACAAGCCTGCCGCCATCGCTCGAGGCGAAGTTGCGAGCAACGGCACACTGGATAAAGCGAACCTCGATGTCACGATTCAGGTGGCAACCGAGGTGACCGAGCTGTTCCGCCAGTACCCGCCGAGCTACACCATGGGGTTGCTGATCTACCAGGGTCACGTCAATGATCGCTCCTCGGACTTCCGGCCATTGTGGTCGGGCCGTGTGCTGTCGAACTCGTGGGAAGGCAACGAGGCTACGTTCAACTGTGAACCGATCTCGACCTCGATGCGCCGGCCGGGCTTGCGGCTCAACTATCAGCGGGGCTGCCCGCACACCCTGTACGACCCGTTGTCGTGCCGGGCGCCGCGTGTCCCATTCCCGAACTTCGTCGTGGCCCTGTGGCCGTACAACATGATCACCGTGAACGCATTCCCGGCCGGCTACGTGGCGGCGCACTTCAATCGCGGTTACATCGAGTACACCAGCACCAAGGGGCGGCGCCAGATCCTCACCATCGACGTGTTCGACGGCCAGAACATGCAGTTGATCGGCACGCCGACCGACATGGTCATTGGCATGGGCATCACGATGTATCGGGGCTGTGGCCACGACATGAACGACTGCCGGGTAATCCACCAGAACATCAACAACTACGGCGGTTGTCCGTGGATTCCGCTAAAGAACCCAACGAACTCGCTGACCGTCTTCTAAGGAGCAACACCCATGCCTGCAGCAATTCCGTACCTGATCATGCTGGCCATCTCGATTGCTATCTCGGTGATCGCCTATGCCCTGACGCCGAAGCCCAAGGCGCCGAAGCCGCAAGCCGCCGCCGACTTCCAATCGCCAACCGCTGATGCGGGCCGGCCCCGGCAAGTTGTGTTCGGAACCGTCACCGTTAAGGGCTTGAATATTCTGTACTATGGCGACGTCCAGACCATTGAGTACGAATACAAATGACACCCGACCCGACAAACGATTACGTGGCCACGATCACCGATTGCCGCGATGCCGGGTTCTGCGCTCGTGGCATCGCGGCGTATCTGTCGGGCATCGGACTCAACTACAAGGAATTCAAGGCGGGGCAAGTCACCGTGGGGCGGCTTCGCCAGTGCCCCGCTGACGCCAACGTCGACGCCGTCATCCGGGTTGTGATCCAAAGGGAAATTCAGAATGGGCGGTAGTAGCAAGAAGCCAAAAAACCGGGCGGCCGACTATCTGATGTCGGTGCATTACGGCATCTGCTCCCCGGTCGAATCCATCAACAAGATCTGGATCAACGAGAAGCTGATCGACTACGCGGTGCAGGCCGCCAACTCGACCACCTATGTGAACCAGTACCAGCTAAACGGGGGCTCGGCCAAGAACGGTGGGCCTGTCGGGTTCATCGACGCGTACTTGGGTGGCGGGGCCCAGGTTGTTTCGCCTGCGTTGGCCAGTCGGCTTGGCCTGACGCCTGAGAACTGCCCAGGGTTCCGCAGCATCTCCTCGCTGTTCTTCTACGGTTCGCAGCTACGGTCCAACGACGGCGGCTTCACTTGGACGGCGAACATGCCGAGCCTGCCGCCAGTGTGGGCGAACGTGACCCGGATCCCCCGCGGCCCGTACAACGACTACTCAACGGACGGCCTCGGCAACGCAAACTTCGCGTACATCATTTACGAGTGCCTCACCAGCACGGATTGGGGGATGGGCTGCCCGCTTGGCCTCATGGACATGGCGTCCTTCCAATACGCGGCCTACGTGCTGGCCACCGAGGGTTTGTTCGGCTCGATGATTTGGGCTCGCTCGGGCACCATCGAGGAGTTCGTCAGCGAATCGCTCGACACCATCCAAGCGACTATCGGGTGCGACCCCCACACCGGGAAGCTGAAACTCAAGTTGCTGCGTCAGGATTACAACCGGGCCGCCCTGCCTATCGTTCACCCGGGCAACGCCAAGATCACGAAGATGCAGCGCAAGGTGTGGGGCGAAACGACCAACGAGATCACGGTCACCTACACCAACCCGGAAAACGAAGAAGAAGAAGCGGTCACGGCGCAGGACCTGGGCAACATCGCGCTGCAGGGCGTAACGATCCCGGGGTCTCGCAACTACTACGCTCTACGCAATCCGAACATGGCCATGCGGCTGGCTCACCGTGACTTGAAGCAATCGGCATCGCCGCTGCTCTCGATCTCCGTTGAGATGAACCGCACCGCCTGGTCGTACATGGTCGGCGACGTGATGGAATTGCGCTGGCCAGAATATGGCATCACGTCGGTGATCATGCGGATCGTCTCGATCAACTACGGCAAGCCCGGCGCGTCGACCATCGTGGTGGATCTGCTCGAGGACATCTTCTCGTTCGGCACATCCGTGTTCACGTCGATTCCAGTGCCTAAGCCGGGCGACCCTGCCCCGGTCTATCCGCCACCAGGTGTTGGTGAAGTCACGCGCCCAGTCATCCCGCCATGGACGCCACCGACACCCCAGGGCTCGGAATGGGTGGCACCGGGTGAAGACCCACGCGCAATCGAGTACGTGCTGGCCACGGCCGCGCCATTCATCATGCTCGCCCGCATCTACGGCGACGAGGCGATGGCGGCTGCCGCTTACCCGGCCGTGCGCATGATGGTGCTGGCTTCGCAGTCCGGCCGTGACACCCAAGCCGTTGAGCTCTACACCAACGTGCCGGACATCGCGGGCGCACCAACGCCAACCCTGATCGACCGCCTCACGCTGTCGGGCACCGCGACCCTGCACTACGACATCGCGTGGAATCAAACGCTGATCGACATGCCGATTGGCATCATTGGCCTGCCACCAGAAGGCGGCCAGTTCGTGTTTATCATCAGCGCAGACGGCAGCACCCAAGAGCTTTGCGCCATCGCCTCGTTGAACGGCTACTCGCTGACGCTGATTCGCGGCGGATCCGACACGCTGCCACGCGCATGGTTGGCCGGCGCTCGCATGTGGTTCGTCAGCGCGACCGAGGATGCAATCGAACCGGTGACACGGGCCGACGGCGAGATGGTGTCGTACCGCTTCCTGCCGATCACGTCACGCGGCAAGTTCCCACTCGCTTCGGCGGGTAACGTCACCGTGCAAGCGACGGATCGCGCATACCTGCCACTGCGCCCGGCCAACGTGAAGGTCAACGGGGCACTGGTCAACACTACCGACGTGCAAGCTTTACCGATCGCCATCACCTGGTCACGGCGCAACCGCCTCACCGAGACGGCCGTGATGCTCGCGTGGACGGATCCCGACATGGCGCCCGAGGTTGGCCAGACGACCAGCATCTAC